TACCTGAAGAACAAGCGTTCTCCTGATATTGGCGGGGTATCAAACTTCGATAATTTGCCGCATTGCATGACGGTAAACGAAGCTCTTAATGCGGTTTTAGCCAAAAATAAAGATAACGAAAAATGGGGTATACCGGCAGGATTCAGAGGGTGATAGATTGCTCTAATCTGGAGTCACCTGGCGTTTTCAGTTTGAGGTCGGAGATGCAATCTGATTTTTTACAGTTAGCGATCGCTTTTGCAGGATATGTTTGTATTGGCTTCTGTGTATACATGATCAGCCGAAAAATGCTTGTCGATATCGACCGCAAAGAACGAGCAGAGGAGATCTTAGTATGGATTTTCTTTGGCGCGGTCTGGCCATTAGGGATCATGTTTGCTGCAACATTTCTTCTGATGTGGATATTCACCCTTCCAGGTGATTTCTATAGAAAAAAAGCCAGACATTGATACAATCGCTGCGGGTGCTTGAGGCTATCTGCTTCAGGCATTACCCGACAAGCAGATAGAAGAAAGCCCCAGATAACATTACGCGTCCTGCAAGACGCTTAACATTAATCTGAGGCCATATCTATGCTTAGCATACGTAGATTAGCCCTCTCCCCTTTTTAGGAGCAAGGAATTTTTTACTGCTATGCCGCCTTTCCAATTATGGATTCAGCGACCAGAACAACCCCATGCTTACTTCGATCTGGGTGTTCACTCCATATCTCGGATTCAGGAATACTTACCCCGTCATAGCAAACACGTTCGCCGTCAAACGGGTAATACTGAGCGGCATCGGTGTCGAGGATAAACACTTTTAGCTCGGAAGAGCGACGGGCGATGTGTTGCCAAAGAGCTTTTCCACCTTCGTATTGCTCATTATCACTGAGCAAAACAACACCAGCTTTTGAGGCTACGGTTTCGTAAACAAAAGTAGCTAAACCGACATCCCGGACGGTTCCATCAACCACGATACCTTCAATCTGGGCAACATCGCTATCCTCCCAGAACTTCCTTACCAGTACGCCTTCAAGCTGCGGGCGACGTTGAAGTTCAAGAGTAGCGACAACCTTATGGCGCATATCACCATCGATAACAGAAGGCGCAGCCTCTATTACAGCTGCAAATGGGGTTTTGGAATCCCATATAACCTGGTAAAGCACACCCTGGATGGTAACTCCGTCCAGGATCGAAAATCGACGAGCGACAGTACCCGGGGAGTACGACATTGGAATCACAGCCATTTTAGAGTCCCCCTTTAACAGTACAGGCACAAACATCTACCTCAATAATTGTAGTTTATTAGAACATTAATAATCTAACATAAAACTCAAGACAATGTTATCGATGCATTCTTATATAAAATAGTTATAAAAAAAGCTCCCGAAGGAGCTTTAAAATACAAGGGATGACTCTTAATCCCACTCAATCCAGTTGTAGACGATACGAAGTGACGGGCGCACAGCGGCAGTCACATCTTCGGTACTAAAGTCGATTGCATCACTGTAGATTTTGCAGTCCAACATTTCAATTGTTGTAGCAGCTTTTGTCACAGCGTTAACCCCGGAAGATTTGGATTCAGGGGTAGCAGCCATCGTGATATCAACATAGTCCTTCGCCGCAATGCGATCCTTGATGAACTGAAGAATATCGCCTTCGATAGTCTCCACGCACTGGACCTGGATTTCCCCAGAGTTTCGAATTGGTCCGTGCTGGTTGAACTTCACACCATTCGGACCATAGTCCTCCACATCCTCGCGTGTCATTTCAGGGATTTGCGACGTGCGAACCAGTACGCTGATATCTTCATGGCCTGCAAAAGTGAGCTGGAATTCAGAAGATACCAGTCGTTCGCCTTTGGCCGCGTTGGCAGTATAGCGGCCCTTAATAAATTTACGGTTTCCCTTAGTGTTATTGTGCCCCATATAAAATCCTTTTACTGGAACGCCCGAACAATATCGGAGCTGTTATATATCGAAGAACCGGTCAACTGGAGGTTGACGGTGTTTTTCAGGAAATATCCATTACTGTCCCTTGGCGCATCGAGATCAAAACTTAAGTCCTGGATGGCGACATCGGTGATGTTGATCCGGCGACCAATGTTTAGCGTCACGCGCTCCGGGATTCGACCACCAACATTGGCCGCTTTTAGTTCCGGGCTAATCATGGCTGTCAACGCGGCGATAGCGCCTGAAACTTCAATGAATGGATTGTTCAAAGCAATGAAAGTTACAGGCAGCGTGAACGTCGGCGGAGTCCCCCCTTCCCAAACCATTAAGCTATTCCAACGGGCAACCGACGTTGTTTCAGTACCTACTTGCACAAAACCACCCAGAGCACCAGAAACAGATCCCATGGACATACCGGTAAACGGCGCTTCCCAATTCTGGGCCATGTTCATTGCCGCTCCCTGGCTGATATATCCGGTAACCTGGTACTGAGAGTTCGTTAAAGTAACTTTCAGATATGGCGATACACCGTCAGCCTGGCTGTAAACCCCATAAGGAATAGGTGCCATTCAAGTTAAAGGCCGGAGTTCTCCGGCCTCCTCCTTTAGCCAAGGCGCTTACGGCGCAGTTTCATTGACTTTTTGCGGGCAAGTTTTGCCGCGCCGGTCTGGGCTTTTCGACGCGCTTTTTTCAGCGCCGATTTTTGAGCCGCAGTCAGACGTTTTTTACGCAGGCGTTTACGGATGAGTTTGATCTCACCGTTACGAACAACCTTCTTAAATGCTTCAGTCAGCATTTCATCAGAAGTGCCAGCAACAACAAACGCCGCTTCCAGTTCGTCGCGGTCGTCGCTATCTAAACCAGCGATAGAGGCACCAACATCAGCAGCTGCGTCGTCGTCTTCATCGTCAGCCAGTGCTTCGATCAGGTCATCATCTACACCGCATGCTGCGAGGAAGTCAGCAACATTTGCCCATGCTTCGTTATAGGCATCGTCCTGTTCTTCTGTAACTTCGGAGTCGTCGTCATCAGAGATACCAGCGATAGCCTGAACGAAACCATCAAGGGAGTCGAAAGTCAGATCACCGCTATCAGCCCAGGCGAAAACGGCGTCGGCCGCATCACTCAACGCATTTTGCATAGCACTTCGATTTGCAGCTTCCAGAATCATCTGGTGCGCCTGTTCGACGGTCCATTCTTTACCGTCTTTCCCTTCCAGGATTTGCTCAGGAGCCGGGGCAGATGGAACGTTATCGTTAGTCTGTGCCGCCGGTTCCGGATTATTATTAATAACCGGATCTGTTGGCGGTTCGGCGCTTGCTCGGGCAGACTCCATCAGCTGCACAGGATCAGAGTTCAAAGCGAAACGAGACAGTCCATTCCCCAAAAATGCCCCGGATTGAAAAAAGTTTTTGCTCATTGTATTCCCTTACTTAATAAGCAGCGGTACGCCCTGGATACGACGGGCTACGCCAGTCGGGCAGCAGGCCCAGACTACTTCCCATTTATCGAATTCCGCCTGCGTAACTTTCAGCACATACGGTTCTGTACCGTCAGCATCAGGATCACGAGGAGCCACCAGAGCGCCGGAGGCGACAAAGCGATCTAAAAGTTTGGTCATCCCTTTAGTCAGGCCAGCCGCAGTAATACCGTCCGGGCTATGCTTCATCTGTCGGGCTAACTGGACAAAGAAACGGCTGATTGCATTCATCAGGGATGGGACGTGCTGGAAGTGCAGATAGTTATCCTGCGTGCAGCAAGTTAAAGCATCGTCGATGATCATCTGGCCAGAGGTGCCAACAGATACTTTATTGAGACGGCCCTTGACCATTGCTTCTTCGTCCGGGGTATCTTCCGGATACAGCGGTTGAATTGACGCACGAGCAATGACGGCACGTTCTTCACCAGCCGGTGAGTAATGCCAACCGCCGACATCAGAGTTTTTCTTGACGCCACGAGCTTTCGCCGCATACGCCACGCCAGACAGACCAAAGACCACACGGGATTGGGTCCATTTGTCTTTGCAGGAGAACGGGTAGTGATAGACAGCACAGCTTACATAATCGGTACCAAGTAAACCGGTATCTTCAACAGCAGAGATCGCTTCCGTGTACGTCAATGTCGGTTTGACATCAAAGAAGCCATCAATCAGGCGATCTGCACAGATTTTACCTAATGCGGTGATAGCCGCATTGTCATAGCAGCCCAAGCCAAGAACAGCGGTGTACATGTACGGCGCATTATTCAGCACTTTAACCGCACGCAGGTACGCAGCGGTTGAGATTTTCGACTGATCGCCGTTGGTACCGCCAGTGAACGCCAACGATTTTTTGTTTGTTACTTTCGCTGTCGAAATCAGCTCTTCATTAACAACCGCGCGCAGATATTTAGAACGGGCTTCCAGAGCCGTAGGCAGATAACACAAGCGGCCCATGTCATCTTTCGCTTCTTCCGCCAAAGACACAGTGTGTGTCTCCAGGGTCGTTACCACGCCGAGCGAAGTCGTCTGGGTCAGTTTTAAGAGGAAGCGTTCATTACCCGCGCTGTCCGCTGTTGCCGTTTCGATGGTTAACTCACGGGTAGGTGAAATACACGGATCACCATCATCAACGTAGATAGCAAAGGCTTCGCCACTATCAAGTTCAATTTCAGAACCGTATGGCAACGCACTGTAAGCCGGTTCGCCTGATTCATCGAACATAATAATCGGGAACTTCGCATCATCCGGAACAGCGCGAACAACATAACCAGACGTTTGCTGAATAGCTTCGTATACATGGCGAATTGGTTCGAACTGTGAGCCGGAAGACGGCTTCAGCGGTTCGCCGAGAACATCTTCGTAATTGGACTCAGTAACCGCAAGAACAGTAAACGGCTTGCCACGCGCAAATACGCCAATACCAGCCCACAAGCTGCTATTTAATGCAACACCGGTAGATAACGTCGCATCAGCATTGATCGGGCTAACCGCGACGCCGGATGCATTACCTAATGACTGTTGAATTGAATATTGAGACATAACTTTCCCTGTTATGCGCCCCGCACGGGGGCGCTATGTTAAACGGAGAACTTCCCCTGATTACTCAGAGTCACCGGCATCAATCGTGTCGCCGCTAATGAAGTTAAGCCCGCCTTTTTTGGCCATTGTCAGCGTTACACGAGTGAAGTAATCAGCGCCGTTGCGTGGGTGCATATCGTTGATAGCCGAACCCCACAGCGTGGTACGGTTGACCAGCGCCGGAGTGGTCGGATGCTGGAACGGGATGGCCGGGACAGCATCACCAGTCACGAAGCCTGCTTTACCCGGATTTTCATCACGGACGTAGCACAGCACATCCATCGAGCTGAACTGAATGTTCTCTGTCGTTAAGTTCTTACAAATACCAGCAGGTACTTCGTACACTTTCACGTTACCGAACAGGGTACCGATGTAGTGAACATACGGAGTCTGGATATAGTCTTCGGCTGGCTGGAAGAAATCCTTCGGCAACTGTTTGAAGAAAGATGCTGCATCAGCACCAGCAAACATCCCCATCGCACCAGAAGATTTAACGCGCTCAATAATGTCGCGATATACAGTCTGGAATTTGCCACGAATGATGGTTGCCCATACATCAAAGGACTGGTTAACCGGCAGAGCGATGTCAAAGGTGTCGGTCGCAAGAGTACGCCAGATCATGATGCGAAGACGCAGCATATCCTGTTCATGAGACAGGTATTCCTTCAGGGTGCGGAACTGTAGGGAACCCAGGTCCAGACCAAATTCACGCTGTGCTTCATACGCCGCCTGTACCGTGTGCTCAGCCGCGATAACGAACTGGCTTGGGAACAGGGTGTATTTCTTCATTTCGTGGTTGATCAGCGGGATCAGCTCAGGAGCGGCTTCAATATTGATTTCCGTCTCAATTGCGATCTCAGTGCCTTTATCCGGCGCTTTGGAGAACGACAGGGCAATCTGACCAATGTTGTAGTTCAGAGAGCAGGTAACAGTGATTTGCTCACCAGCAGCATTAGTAAACGAGTGAAGTAGGCTGCCGGAACCGTTATCAACAACAGACTTAATACGGTTAACGTAGATATTAGTGCGACCTTTTCGGATTGGTACATTCTGGCCTTCGAAGTCTTCCATCTTGAAGGTTGCGGTTTTGCTGGTGCCATCGGAGCTTGCCACCAGCACATAGCGGCGGCGTAACTGGCTGTACACACCGACGGATTGCATGTCCAGAACATCACCAGCAGCATAAGAACCAAAAGAGGAACCTGCCACGTTAAAGACTTCATAGATGTCGGACTGGTCACGCGTAACCGGAATGAAGGTACACGCATCAGCGGTAGCTGCCCCCAACTGAACAGGCAGGATCATCGCGAGGAATAAAGGCAGACGCATAACACCGTCAGAAACGCTCATCATCTCTGCTGCGACGGATTCCAGCATCGCTTTATTAGTGGCATCCATGCTATTGCGGGTGGACTCAATCAGGCAGTTTTCCAGCGTCTGGTGGCAGGAGGCCAGAATTTCCGGACGCGGCATAGATTTATGTGCTGCGGCGTAGTCAGCCAGTGCACTTGCCCACGCTGTAGCGATTTGAGCGGTGGCATTATCAGAGATACCCGCAAAAACCGGGTCTTTACGTGCAGCTTCAAGGATAGATGCGGCACGCGCGGCATCATCTTTAATGAATTGGTTATCAGTACCGAACTGCGCAGTGCTTGCC